CAAAAGGCGCCCGTCGGGTTCGTGCGGATTTCCTCCTGCATGATGCTGTCGATTGGGGAACCGACATCGGAAACGCTGACGGAGTTCGAGCTATCCCGGGCCTGAAGCGACCGCACCCCGGTCTGGGACAGGAACAGGATGTCCCCGGAGCCATACTGACGCGGGGTTGCCTGCCCGGAAGACCCGATGGCGTGAAGCGTCTGGTCAATGATGTTGTTGGCCGGGTCGGTGTCCATGTCCCAAATCTGGATGCCGCGCTTGGCGAAAAACGCCAGTTTCCCGTAGTATTTTTCCACGCCACGGAGGTCGAGGGCTTCGCCTTCCTGAATGGAGGTGTTGATGAAACCAGCGCCGGAAGCGGTGGTGGTCCAGTCGGTGGGGTCGCCAACGGTGGAAAAGTTTATGTTCGCCCCGCTACAAGAATACATCTTGGACCCGTGGGTTCGGAGGTAGGCGCCCTTGCCGCCCGGGACATTCGAGGCGGTGGCTCCCCCCACGGTGTCCTGATACCAGTGCGAAACAATGGCTGTCGCGTGGTCATAGGTGGTGAAATACAGTTTCCCGTCGAAGATGTCCCAATCCACGAAGGTTGCCGTCGCGGTGAGGGTGGGCCCGGAAATCTTCCGCAGGGTCAGGTCGCCATAGGTCTGGTCCGCGCCGGAGCCCACCACGTAGACTATGGGCCCGACGTTCATCAGGGAATTTTCCATCGTCCCGGAACAGTCGAACGCGGGAACGAAGGCCAGCCGTTTCTCGATTTCTCCGCCGGGGGTGACATGCAGGTTCGTCATGTCCCGCAGGGTCCCGGAGGGCGCCGTGATCGGGTGCTTCCGGGTGTCTACCCCGGCGCTGAAGTTCTCGGTCAGGTAATAGGGCATCAGGTGTCACCCCCGGGGGATGTAATCCAATCCCGGGCGTGGCCGGCGCCCGCCGTCAGCCCGGGCCATGGAGCGGACGGGCCGCTTGTTGGAACCTTGGTTCTTGAGGACGGAGGTCAGGTAGGCTTGAGCCTTGCCCTGCACCAGAGAGGCATCTTCGGCCTTCTGCCGGGCCAGAATGGTGGCCGCCGCGAACATGACGATGAGGGTCCCGTCCAGCAGGGAGGTGTCGGTGTCGTCCACCAGCGGGGGGAGTTCGATCTGCCCGCGCGCCATGATCTTGGTGTCGATGGACGGGATGGGCCAGAGTTCCAGAGCGGACTGGATTTCGTCATATTGGTAGTTCGTGATCGGGAACCCACGGACATCAAGGTCGGGGTCATACGCGGCGTAATTGGCCGGGGAAATCCCGTATTCCATCCGATACCATTCGGACCCCAGCCGGCACCACAACTGGTTGATCTGTTCCTTGTCGATATTGGTGAAATCCGCGAGATACCGGGTTCCAGCGGTCACGTCCTTCTGTTCGTTGACCAGAAGGCCGGGCCAGTCATAAGCCCGATACAGCTCGAACTGTGTCCGCTTCAGGTGGTATTTCAGGGTGTCGGTCATGTTGGTCCCCTGCCCACCGACAAGGGAGTGCCCGACTTCCGCCCGGAGGTCGGAAACCATCTGAGAAAGCAGAAGTCGGTTTGCCATGGTCAGTCAACCTTTGCGGGACGGGGGCGTTTCGCCGGGCTCGAATGCCCTTCCTCCGGGACCGGCTCGGCCGGGCCGGCGGCTTCGGAAACGGGTTCGTCGATGATGTAGTCCCGTGGAACGTCGGCCGGGGCTTCCAGCGGCAGGCGTGGTCGGGTTCCCGGGAACGCCTCGCGGGCGGCCTTGCCGTATTTGGTGCGGAGGGCTTCGAGTTCGGCGGAATTCGTGGTTTCCACCGTCTTGATGACCACCACGTCTGTCACGAAACGGTCCCCGTGCATGTAGCGCATCAGGTCCACTTCCGGGTAGGTCATCGGCCGGGTCGGGCCCCGGAAAACCACTTGGCGGTTGTCACCGCCAAGGGTGATCTTGCAGGTGCAGATGTCCATTTTCTGCATGTGTCGTCCTTTCGGTTAGGGGCGGGGGCGACCCCGCCCCCACCGTATCAGGCGATGGAGTAGACGCCGGAAGAGTTACACTGAGACGCGCACACCTGACCGGTCGAGGTGATCGAACGATGCACCACGAACTGGTCAACCGGGCGGGCCGGATCGTGAGAACGCCGCCACTCGCCCTCCATCTTGAAGAGGTTGATCTTCGAGGTGTCGAGCCAGTAGCCGTATTTGGCCTGCGAGTTGTTGTCGAGCCACGGATCATACTGGATCGTGGTTCCCTTGAACTTCAGCCCACCCACGGCCATGTCGCCGCCACCGGTGAAACCGCTGTCGGTGTAGTAGCCGTTCGCGCGCATTTCGATTTCAAGCGCGTCGATGAAGTCCGATCCCGCGAGGAACGTATCCGGGTTCCCGCCGTAGCGGCGGAGTTGCCGGTATTCGTTCTGAAGGACCTGCGCCAGAACGCCGCCGTTTGCCGGCGAGGACGCGATGGACAGTTGGGAACGGTTGCGCCACCACGTATCGGTCGCCCGGTCGATGCCGCCAATGGTTCCCGTGGCGGGAGCATCGACGACGATGGACTGGATACCGGCGAAACCGAGAGCGTCCCCGGTCCCGTCGCCCCAGAGCATGTCATTCAGCGACCGCAGGTATTGCTCCCCGAGGTCTTCGATCTTGTCTTCCAGAAGGCCGACGAGAACGTGCATTTCGCGCTGAGAATGGGAACGGGTCCCCATGCCCTTGGAGGTGTCGGTGAGGGACAGCCCGTCGATCTTCAGTTCCGTGTTGGTGAGCGTCAGACCGATGTGCGTCTCACGCCACGGGAACACGGCCCGCTGGACGTTGGCGGGGGTGTAGAAGACCACGGTATCGTCGTGGGTGTAGCCCTTCAGGGTATCGTTGGTGCCGCCGGCGCCGTAGTTCCCCTTGATGCCGATGGAGATATCGCCCTTGCCGCCCGAAAACGTCTTGGCCTTGCGCTCAAGAACGGAAATCAGGGGCTTGGTCTCAATCGACTGTTTGAAGGTTTTACCCTTCTCGAAGTAGTAGTCCAGCGCCGCGTTGGCGATGGAGGCAAGTTCACCAGCCGTAAAGGCCATGGCGTTTCTCCGTCAGTTAACCCCGTGACGCCTGAAGGGCCTGAACCGCTGCCTCCATCATGGATTTTGGTTCAGCTACCGGGGTCGATCCACCTTGTTGACCGGTGCTGGCCGGAGTGCGGGACGTGGGCCTCGGCTGGGGACGGAACCGCTTCATGTGCCCGTTGACCTCTTCATAGGCCGCCTTGACGACCTGAAGTGCCTGTTCGGGCGTTTGCGGGGGTCCGTTCTCCTGCATCAACGCCTGTGCCGTCCTTCGGACAACATCAGCCTTGAGGTCGTAATCTGGGTCACTGGCCCGGGTCTGCCGTTCCCAATCCACCACCGTCTGGCGAACAATCTGGGCGCGCGTTTGCGCCTGATTTTGCCGGATCGCAGCTTCCTGTTGCTGCATCCGCCCCTGATTGAACTGGCCTTGCGCGCGGCGCTGGGCCAGTTCCCGGGCGATTTCCGGGGACACGTAACCTTGGTTGACCTGCTGTTGCAGGTCCCTCGGCAACTGCTGCCCCGTATATTGCATCGCGAGGTCGAGATAGGGCTGGACGCCCTTCAGGAACCCGGCGAAGTCGCCATGCCGTAGCCGGGCCGTGAGGTCCAGCATGATGTCCAAATCCTGCCCCGGGATGTCGTTCTTCTGAAGGAAATCCAGAATGGGTTCGACAACCTTTGCGCGCTCGGTCGCGGCGTTCCGCTGCTCCACGAGGTTGCGGATGCGTTCATTGGCCTTTTGGCTGTAGTGCTTCAGTTCCTCTTCGGTGGGATCGGACTTGAGATCAAGTTCCTTCTCCGCCTCGGGGGTTTCGGCACCATCAAGGGTTTCGCTCTGTTCGCCTTCAGCGGTTTCGGGGTCCGGTGTCTCCACCAATGGCCCGTCAACGTCCTCGGCTCCGGGCTCGGATGAAGGCCCCACTTCCGCCATAACCGCGTCCAGCATGGAGCTATCAGCGCTTTCGACTTCGGTTACATCCGTTGAGGTGTCAGGCGACGACACGTTAACGCCGGCATCTTCGGTGATGATTGGATCATCAGAGGGCATGGGGGACGATATCCACTTACGTCTGGGTTTACGGGAACCACCCTACATCGGGAACGGTTCCCGGGGCAATAGCTATTGCACTTGCTGCGGGACCGTGCCTTCCGGCGAGGCTCCGGCCGGCTGGCCGGGCCGTGGCGCGTTCTGTTCGCCCTCGGCGCCCTGCGCGTTCGGGTCGGTTTCCGGTCCGGTTCCCGCGCCCGAAGTGGGCCCACGCCCAGCCGACTGGTTCATGGACTGGATGGACAGCATGTTCTGATCGTAAACGTCGTCCAGTTCCAGCCGGTCGTCCAAACGCCGGATCGCCTCTTTCGCCATCATTTCCGGGGTGATGCCCGGGATTTGCATGAGGATCGGCGCCAGCCGCTCGAAGTTCTGGATTTCCTGCGCTTGGTTGGGCTTTCCGGTCGAACCTGCCTCGATTTCGAGGAACAGTTCCTTCGCCATCTGGTCCCGGGACAGTTCCGGCCACACCGCGCCGGGCCCGACAATCTCGGTGACCGTCTCGGCAGACATTTCGCCCAGAAGTATCTGCCCAGCCGTGCGGGCAATCTGGGTCAGAAGTTCGTCGAGGTCGTCCACGGCGCTGGCGAGAGACGACTGCCGGGAGCTTTCCGCGATGGAGCTTTCCGTCGCGGTTCCCCCGGAAACCGCACCAAGGTTGGCTTCCTGAACGCCGACGGTCCGCAGCACATCCTCGAAAACCCCGTTCACTTCATACAGGTTCGGGTCCACCCCGGGGTTCTTCATGGCCTGAAGAAGCTGCTCCACGGTCTGCCCGGGTTGAAGCCCATCAAGTTCGATGACGGCGTTCGCCGGCCGGTTGATGAGTTTGTCCATGTCCTCTTCGGACAGGGTTCCGCCTGCCGAGATGACCGCAGGCCGGTTGGCAATCCGATGTTCCCGGAGACCTTCCCGGAGACGGTTGTATTCTCGCTGCGGGTCCCGCAGAAGGCTGACATCCGACGGCGGGTAAATCCGGCTCGGGTGGTCGCACTCGTTGAGGACCAGCGGAAACCACGGGTAGAACCGCTCGGTCCAGACCTCCGGCGGCGCCGGCTCCCGCAGGAAATCCTTGTAGCCGTCGCAGATCGTGTAAACCAGCCCGGTCACGCGGTCATAGATGTCCCAGACCAAGCAGATTTTCTTGCCCGGTTCCCCGGTGTCCGGGGCGCTGTCGTCAACGGTTATCGTCGGACTGACCATCGGGTCTTCCGTGGTTCCCACCCGGTAGGAGGTGAAATCCTTGCCCACGTCCACCCCGTAGATTTCCTTGATTTCCTGCGGGGTAAGCACGTATTCCTGTGTGACGTGATCCGCTCCGAGGAATTCCCGAAGCTGCCGGGTTTTCCTGTCAGGGATAACCGCCGTGCTGTCGGGATAGTCGAAAACCAGACCTTCGCGGACGAGAACGTCCGTCTCGGCTTGAAGCGTCTGAAGCTGAAGACGCAGGCTTTCCTTTTCGGCCGCCTGATCATCGGTTATCTGCCCGTCGGCAAAATCCGCCAGCAGGGCTTCGAGGTGGGACAGTTTTTGCGTGGCGTCCGCGATGCGGGCTTCCGTGTCAGGCCGGGGCTGCATAACGCGCTGGAAACCGACGCGGATGTAGCCCACGCCGGTTGTCACCGCCCGCCGCACCACGAGTTTCATCATGGTCTTGAACGGGTGGACCTGTTCGTCAACCTCATGCTGGTAGAGCATTTCGAGGGTTTTCCCGAACCGCTCCATCTGGGCCTTGTATTCAACCGCCTGCTGGGCTTCCTGAAGGATTTGCATCGGGCCCATGGCGGCCTGCTGGTCACCAAGGGCGGCGGCCTGCTGGATTTGCTGCATGGCGAGCATGACGCTCCCCATGGTGCCGTCCCATGTGCTGGACAGGAGTTTTTCCCGGCGGCGGGAAACCACTTTCGGGTTCTTGGCGTAGAGCGCCGCCACCCTCTGCTGGACGTGCCGAAGGGTGATGTTCGCCACATACCGGTCGTCGTTCCAGTCTTTGCCCCACTGCCGCCCAAGGCAAAAATCCTGATCGTCCCGCATCCTGTCGAACGCGGTTTTCCAATGGGCCTTGTCCGCCTGAACCGTGGAGGCCCACTGCTGGACAAGCCGGCGGCGGCTTTCGGAAATCTGCGGTTCCCCGCGCGGGATTTTCTGCTGGGCTTCGGTTTCCCCGGTTCCCGTCGGGTCGGCGTAACCGATGTCTTCGCCGGTCATCATGTCGTCATCGGCCATTACCAACCATTCCTCATTTCTTGAAGAGCGCGACGGCGGTTACTGCGGGCGCTCTCCTGTTTCAAGGCTCCGAAGGTTCCCGGCTTGACCTTATCGGATTTCTTGCGGGAACGGGGCCGAACCTGCAAGGACAATCCTAGCCCCATCATGGACAGGGTGTCCACAAAGTCGTCCTTGGCGCCTGCGGGGAAGGTCAGGATTTGCCGTCGGGCCTCGGGATACCATTGGGCGAAAGCCGGGAAATGGACGCGCCCGGCGGCCATGCGGCCTTTGATGGACTGCGCCCGGGATTGCTTGTCGTTCACCGGCTGAAGCTCGAAAAGGGCGGTAAAAACCTCTTCCTCATGCATCCGTTTCCGCAGGAACGGGCCGATGGACTTCGTGATGTGGCCTTTTTCCGCGAACCAGAACAAGGGCTTACGTTTCTTGATGAGGTTCAGCATGATTTCGACTTGGAGGTTGGACGGCTGCTTGCTCATGCTGGTTTCCGGCATGATCCAGACATTATCGTCCTCGTCCACGCCGAAAATCATCAGGACGGTCTTGTCCGCCCACTGTTCGGTGGAAATGGCGTGGTCGGAAGCGCCATAAAATCTCAGGTTCTTGGGCACCTCGTCCATGCTCTGGTATTCGACAATATCCTCCGGGCCGAAGAACAGACCGCTCTCCGGGGCGGGTTCGCCTTGGTAGAGGGCCGAAAAACCGCGATTGTCTTGGTCTCGGGTGTTGGCGAGGAACGACGTGCTGAACCGCCTCGGCCAGAGCGGTTCCCCCGGTTTCCGGCCCAGAGGGTCGTCCTGATTGGCGAGGGCAGGCAGGTTTATGACCTCCCAG